AGCGCACCGTCTGGTGTTTCCCTGAAGTTCCAGTACACACTGCTGGACCTCAAGGCCAATAACATGATCGTTGAGGCTGAGTTGGCAATCAAAGAGCACCTGCGATTCATCAGCGAGGAGCTAACCCGTAAAACCGGCGTCGGCGGGGATCCTGAAGCCATTCGCGTTTCTTTCAATAAAACAATGATCACGAACGACGCTGAAACGGTCAACATGATCATCCAGTCCGACAACCTGGTGCCGGAGCGGATTCTTCTGGCAGCGCACCCGCTGGTTGATGATACCGATCAGGCATACAAGGATCTTCTGGCTCAGCGCCAGGAGAAAATCAAGCTGCAGCGCCAGATGATGCCGGATTATGGCACACTACCAAACGACGACGGTGATGACGATGGCAATACCGAGCCGTGAGTACTGGGCCAGACGCGCGGAGCAGCGCCTGGCAGCAGTTGAACGCGGAACCGAGCCTTATCTTCGCAACATCTCTAGCCTTTACGCCAGAGCGGCTGCGCAGATCAAGACAGATATCGAGGCGATCCTCCAGGCATACCAGCGCAACGGGTCACTGACCAGAGAAGAAGCGTTGCAGCTGCTGAAGGATCCTTTAAGCCCTGCAGAACTGGACGTGATCCGGGCCAGACTGGCTGCGGTCGAGGATCTCGAGGAGCGGCTTCGGTTGTCTGCCAAGTTGAACGCCCCAGCTTACAAAGCACGCATCGATCGGCTTGAGGGTTTGAGATTGGCCACGGAGGCTGAGTTATCGCAGCTGGCTCCAAACCAGATCGCCGTTACGGATCAGGCGCTGATGGCTGCAGCAAAGGACAGCTATGCAAGAACAGTGTTTAATTTGCAGAAGGGCACAAGGTTGGCCTACCAGTTCGCCAGGGTGACAGAAAGCCAGATCGAGGCAGTCCTCAAGCAGCGCTGGTCCGGGGACCATTACTCTGACCGGATCTGGCGCAACACCCAAGACCTTGCTAACCGGCTGCCAGACATCATCCAGCAGAACATGGTTACCGGTCGGTCCTGGCGCCGCTGCATCGATGAGGTTGACGACCTGGTCCAGCGAGGCGGCGTGTTTTCAGCTGAACGGATACTGCGAACAGAAACGGCTTTCGTGGCTAATGAAATGGACGCGCAGGCCTATGAGGATGCAGATATCGAACAGTATGAGTTTGTAGCCACCCTGGACAACCGCACATCCGAGGTTTGTCAAGAGAAAGACGGAAAGCGGTATGATCTCGAGGACAGACAGCCTGGCGAGAACTACCCGCCGCTACATCCATTCTGCCGGTCTACGACCATAGAAGTTGTGGATGACGATATCCTTGCTGGACTCGAGCGCAGGTCCAAAGATCCGCAGACAGGCCAGACAAGGACAGTGCCGTCGACCATGAAATACGCTGATTGGAAGGCGATCTATGTTGACCAATCCTTGACAACGGATGACTGGATTAAACAAAGGTCTTCAGCGGATGTAAAAGGGGCTGTAGAGGAAATTCAACAAAATGATATAATAAAAAAGACAAAGCTAATCGTTGAAAGCTTTCCGAATTATTTTACAAGTAAGTCAGGAAAGAAACAGACCGAGGTTTTTGTCAATTATGTTAACACCTTGCCAGATGGCGACGATGACATGCTAAGGCTGTATAACAGTCTAGGTAAGATGGAAAACATCGGAACTATTGGCGCAAATGCAAAAGTGTCTTACACTGCTACAGGTCACGCTGTCAACGTGGCGTATCGTAGCAGTACTAAGGATCTGACACATCTGACAGTCAAGATCCCCAAAATAGACGAAGATAACCGCATTGGCGCCGTTCAGACGACGGCACACGAACTTGGCCATCTGATGGACCTTTTTGGTCGTCAGACGACTAAATACAGCAGCTGGGCAAGCGAAGTTTCTGGTCCCGTTTTTCAAGTTAGAACAACCACCGTTTCACCAAAGATCAAAGCGTTGTTTGATGGCTTCAACGCCAGAGTAGCTGAAATTGATTCCAGGATTGCTAAGAAGTACAAGGATCTTCATGAAACGCTGGATATCGAGTATGTAGAAGCGAAGAAAAGTCCGTACAAAAACTACTCGATGTTCAAGGAATACGTAAAGAAGCGAAAACAGTTACTGAACTTGAGAATGCAGGAAGCAGACGACGAATCAAGAAATGCTCTTAACGGCATAAACAATTTGCAAGATATCTATGACGCGCTTTCCCACGGCTTGTTCCGTGATACCGGCGTTGTACGGTATGGACACGGATCAAAATATTACTCATCAGAGGCGTCAAGGGCTCACGAGGTTTGGGCAAACTATGCGGCGCTAAGCATTACAAGGCCGGATTTGATTCGTATTTTGGTTGAGGATCAGCCTCAAATTGTAAAGGCCATGGAAGGCGTTAAAAAGCTGTTGCTAGAAAAGGTCGGTGGCTAGATTGTCGGATCGCAATATACTGATAAAAAAATCTAAAATACTAGATCTGCTCGATCAAATAAACGACAGAATAGTCGTTCGCTTCTTCGATGTTGACAGTGACAAGCTGCTGGATAAAAAAATCCAAGTATTATCCGACCTAGTTTCCGGAAAGAAACCGGCGGAGATCGACGGATACTACTTGATTCTTGAAAATTATCCAGACAGAGACCAACACTGGGATTGACAAAAAACAAAACCAACCAAAAGCGCTCGCTGACCGGGGCGCTTTTTATATGCCATCAAAAGCCGCACGAGGCTGGCGAGGGCGCCAAGACCGCTGACCTGGCAGCGATAACACTCAGGGCACCCGACGCGGGCCTAGGCCGCGATAACAAGGCGAAGGTGTGAAAGGAGTCACATGAACAAGGAACAGCTTATCGCAATGGGGCTGAGTGCGGAGCAGGCCGACAAGGTCGTCGCGCAGCAGACGGAAGAGATGAAGGGCTTTGTGCCGAGATCCAGGCTGGACGAAGAGGCGAGTAAAGTTACCGCCCTGCAGACCCAGCTGTCCGATCGGGACAAAGACATCAAGGCGCTGCAGTCCAAAGCGGACAAAGGCAGCGACTTGGAGAAACAGCTCTCCGAACTGCAGACCAAATACACTGACGCGGAAAAGACATACAAGGAGCAGATGGAAAGCATCAAGCTGGACGCTGCATTGGATGCCGCCCTGACCTCGGCCAAGGCAAGGGACCTCAAAAGTGTAAAAGCTCACATTGACCAAACCAAGCTAAAGCTCAAAGACGACGGCAGCCTGGAGGGCCTCGACCTGGCAGAGTTGCAGAAGTCAAAAGGCTTTTTGTTCGAGATCGAGCAGAAAGGCGACGAGGGCGCCGGGTTCAAAGGTGGCAAAGGACAGCAAGGATCGACCGTTACACAAGAAACATTCCGGGCTAACATCAACAACGTTGCCTGGATGCAACAAAACATGGAAGCAGTTACCAAGGGCCTCTCTGATGGCTCGTTATCGAAAGGATGATTGAACAATGTCACTTAACAATTTTATCCCCGCCGTCTGGTCCGCGCAGCTCCTGACCGACCTTCAGAAATCTCTCGTCTATGCCAATCTCTGCAATCGTGATTACGAGGGCGAGATCCGCGCATTCGGCGACCAGGTCAAGATCAACAGCATCGGTGACGTGACGATCGGCTCGTACACCAAAAACACCGACATCAGCGCAGCTGAAACCCTGACCGACGCCCAGCGCATCCTGATCATCAACCAGGCGAAGTATTTCAACTTCCAGATTGATGACATCGACAAAGCGCAGCAGACCCCGAAGGTCATGTCCGCGGCCATGCAGAAAGCCGCATACGGCCTCGCCGATGTTGCCGATCAGTTTGTTGCCGGCCTGTACACCGAAATTGCTTCCGGCAACACCCTTGGCAGCGACTCAACCCCGAAGGTCATCGATGTCGCCGCTGGCACGGGTGTCCTGGCAGCCTATGACACACTCGTCGAGCTGTCCGTGATGCTGGATGACTCCAAGGTCCCTACCGCCGGCCGTTGGGTCGTTCTCCCGCCGTGGTACTACGGTCTGCTGCTCCGTGACGATCGTTTTGTCAAAGCCGGCACTACTGCCACTGACGCTGTCCTGCGCACGGGACTGGTCGGTGAAGCCGCTGGCTTCCAGATCTTCAAGTCCAACAACGTCCCGAACGTCTCCGGCGCCAAGTACAAGGTCATCGCCGGTTATTCCGGTGCCATCAGCTACGCTGAACAGGTCGCCGAAGTCGAGGGCTACCGGCCGGAAGCTCGCTTCGGCGATGCCATGAAAGGCCTGCACCTGTACGGCGGCAAAGTTACCCGCCCGTCCGGTCTCGCACTGCTCGTTTGCAGCAAGAAAACCTGAGGAGGTACTAACTGATGGCACGTACAGCTATTGACGTGTTTTCCGTTGGTCTCAATTCGTCAGTGGCGGTCACCCCGACCGCCATTGACCCGACCAACGACATGAGCCTCGCAGCTTCGCGAGATGATCTGACCCTGATCGTGACCAACTCCCACGTCAGCGACCCTTTGACCTGCACGCTCAAGGCCGTTAATGGCCAGGGCGATCTGGCGGTCGCTGTCGCAGCGGGTGTCACCAAAGCAATCGGCAATATTGAATCCGCCCGGTTCAAGAAAGCAGACGGCACCATTGACGTTGATTTCGGAGTCGGAGCAACAGGAACAATTTTTGCTGTCAAAGACGCGGTATGAGCTGGTTTAAAAACCTCGTGACGGATCAGCTGTGGGAAGTTTCAGACCTCGAGCTCACTGATCGTCTGAGGTCTAACCCGGACTACCAAGAAATTGGCGAACCTGGGAAGACGGATCCGGAACCGGAGCAAAAGCAGCCGCGAAAAAGGAAGTGATCTGAATGTACGAAGCAACGGACGATGACCTGGCCGATCTCAAAATCTCGTTGGGCATCGCTGCTGACGACACGAGCCAGGACTCGCTTCTCAATCTTTTACTGGTCCGGGCGGGAACTGCGGTGCTGAATGAAATCAATGCCACGTATCTACCCTCTGGGCTGCAGCCTTTGGTCGTTGATCTAGCCGCTGACGCTTACAAGATCAATCAGAACAGCGCAATCGGCATAGTGAGCAGCCTTTCTGATAACGGCCAGGAAATTGGCTACACTTCAGATTCGATCCTCCGATCAGTCATGAGCGTGCTCAAGAACTACACAGCGCAGTTCGACCAGTTCCGCAACCCCGGGTGGTGATGACATGAACATTCCGGCAAGTTTCAAGGCCGCCCAGCAGAAAGCTTTCCAGGACAAATCTATCATGATCCGCCCGGCGGTCGAGGTAACTGGGTCTCTTGGTTCTGTGACTGTAGACGCCGGCGCGTCGATCGGCACAGTCCTGGCCAGCGTCCAGTACATTTCCGACGCGATCTTCGCACAGGAGTGGGGGCTGACAGTGGCCCAGGATGCCGTCATGACACGATCCACCAGCTGCCAGCTGTTCAAAGGTGACTTTGTCCAGTACAACGGCACGGTATTTCGGGTTGTCGAAGCGCCAGTCCATGACAGCCACTGGCGATGGCTGCTGAAAGCGACGGACAAGGCGGTGATCTGACATGAGTGGTGGCATACGTGGCTTTGACAGTCTCATGGCGGAAATTAATCGCCTATCAGGGCCACAGCAGGATGAAGCGATCGGCAAGGTCATGCGATCCGTCGCAGCCAGCCATCAAGCCGCGGCGAGACTCTTGGCGCCGGTTGACTCTGGAGAGCTCCGGGGAAGCATCCGATATCGAACGGAAAAGACGCCGAATGGTGTGGCTGCGTATGTCTACACCAACAGTGATCACGCTGCCTTCATCGAGTTCGGCACGGGCCCGGTCGGTGCTGCGTCTGGCGGCGATGGTTCTGGCGTCAAGGTTAACTATGCGCAGGGTCCTTGGGCGCATAAATCCAAGACAGGCAAGATCTATTACACCGACTACTGGGTATACAAGGGTGGCGATGGCAAGTTCCACGCAACACGAGGGGTGAAGCCGCAACCGTACCTTTACCCGGCATCTCAAGCAGTTAAACGCAAGGCGCCTCAGCTGATGGCCAGGGCGTTTCGTCGTTACATCAAAAAGTTAGGAGATGGGAGCTGATGGCGTTTTCAGTCATGGTTTGGGTCCGGGCTCTGCTCCCGTCGATCGCGGGGTTAACCTGGACGCCAAGCTGGCCGACGGACTTTACTGGGCTGCCGCGAGGCTGCTTTCGTGAGGCAGGAGACAGCACAGGCGTGGTTACCACAGAAGGCGAAGGCTCGGCCGACGTCAGTGTTTACATCGATACATGGGCAGCCACGCCAGAACTTCGTGAAACCTACAAGGGGCAGATCAAAGACGCTTTAGGCACCTGCGGCATGGTCCGCGGAATGAGTCGGGACGTCGAAGAAGATCGCCCCGACGGAACAAAAGCATTTCGGTCGACTCTGCTCTATTCGGGCGAGATCGATCATGACTCGGGACGCATGTGCGTGCCTGGTTAAAACAACGAAAGGATGATGTAAATGGCCAGTTCTACCGTTGGCACAAAATTTTACTACTATAACCTGACCGTCGCGACCCAGATCAAAGGCATGATCACCAAACCGGCAATGAGAACCATTCCCGCCCGGATCGATTCAACAAGCCAGGAGGAGACTGACGCCTCAAGTGTGCCTGGTGTTCGTCAGACAGGTGACCAGAACTTTCAGTTCAAGCACACCGATGGCAACTACACCTTGTTTGAAACCCTTGAAGGAACTCAGACTAAGTTTGGCGTTGCCTACCCCGATGGTAAAGCCGTCGAGTGGGAGGCTATTCCCTACATTCAGCGCGACGGCACGGGCGTCAATGCCCTGGACACCTTCACGGTATCTATGTTCCCTCAGACCGCTGCAACCGAAATCACAACGCCTGTTGGCATTGCCTGATTTCTAACCGCGCAAAGCTAGCCGCCCAGGATAGCCAAAGAGCACCCTGGGCGGTTTAAATACGCCAGGAGGATAATTCATGTATAAACGTCTTGAAGTCGGCGGCAAGGAATACCATCTGCGAATCCGCGCCAAACACACCGAAGAACTAAATAAATGGCTAAAAAAATCATACCGCGATGCGGTTATCGATATCTTTGAAGACCCGACCACAAACGTGGTCCCGTTCATCTGGGCTGCCTGCCAGCCCGGACCGGACCAGAAGCCATTCACCCGCGAAGATGCCCACGACCTTTTCGACCAGTTGGTTGATGAAGGTTTTGACGATTGGGAAGACCTTGTTATTGAAATTTGCAGGGCATCCGGTTTTTTCAGGACAGCCGTAGCAGACGGCATGCAAGCAACCGTAAAAACGATCCAGCAGAACATGGAGAAATCCATGGACAAACTGACCAAGGGCCAGGCCCAAAAGACCTGACAGAAACCAGGCTTGTTAAGGTGTTGTATAAGGCAGCGCTTAGCTACGGCATGATGCCTGCAGATTTCTGGGAGCTCACCATTGGCGAGATTCAGGACTGGATAGAGGCCGCGATTGACCGGATTAAGATCGAGCGCGAACAAAGAGACGATGCCAGCGCTTTGCTGGCCTGGCGTGTGGGTCTAGCCTGTCGGATCGCGATTCCTGCAGCAATGGACGCAGCAAACAGCTACCCAGATTTCTATGAAATGTTCCCGAGTAAAATGTCAGAAGAAATGAAAGCAGAACGCGAGGCGGCTTCCTGGGTTGCTGATCGGGCGGCTCTTGTGGGCGCACTTAACATGGCGCTGCCAGGCGACGGACAGGAGTGATCAAGATGGAAGGCACAAAAATTGAAACCCTGTATGTCGAGTGGCGAGCGGACTATGACAAGTTCAAAGCTGAAATGCAGCAGGTTAAGACCGAGCTAACGGCAGCTAAATCAGCAGCCACGACTTCCAGCACAGCTGTCGCTGGTATGGGCTCGGCGTTCAAGTCGGCATTCGCTTCGGCGCTTGGCCCGATCGCTTTGGCTACTGCCGCTCTTCAGGCCGTCAAAATGGCCGCGAATGAAGTCAGAGACGCGGTCAAGCTGGCTATGGACGTCACTGAGTCTGAAAACCTGTTCAATACTTCGCTGGGCAATATGGCGGATGCCACACGCACCTGGTCAAAAGAGTTGGCAGCGTCGATCGGCGTCAACGACTTCGAAATACGACGCGTCTCAGGCCTATGGTTTACGATGGCCCAATCCATGGGATTGGCTGACGACCAGGCTTTGGCGATGTCCAAGAACCTGGTCCAACTCAAGTATGACCTCATGAGCTTCTATAATGTAGGCGGCGATCAGGCAGACACGATCATCAAGGGCATGGTATCCGGCGAGACAGAGCCAGCTAAACAGATCGGTGTCATCCTGACTGAAGCCATGGCCAAGCAAGCGTTATACCGCGCCGGGATTGTGGCAGAAGGTCAAGAGATCGATACAACCACAATGATGTACGGCCGTTATCTAGCTATGATGGAGCAAACCACAAACGCCCATGGTGACATGGCGCGAACGATCGACAGTCCTGCCAATGCCCTGCGAGTATTCCAGGCAACATTGCTGGATATCAAGCTCGCCCTGGGCGAGGCCTTCCTCCCGATCTTTCAGATTGCTATCCCCGCTTTGCAGTCTCTAGCTAATGTCACCCGCGCGGTCGCCGAAATGATTTCTGACGCCATCGGGTCGGGGGGCCGAGCGGGCCTGAGCGTGAAAGTCGGCGATGTCAGCTCTGCGGCCAAGGCCGGTGCCAATACTTGGTCGGAGTATGGGAACAAAGCGAACACGGCATTAACCAACACCGCCTCGGGGCTCAGCAAACTGAGGGGCATTATCCTTGGCTTTGATGAGCTCAATGTCATGCAGGACACCACGACAGCCGCCGCAGGTGCCGCGGGCGGTCTTGGCGCCGGCAGTTTACTTGGGGACGGAACAGGGTCCCTGATACCTGATATTCCTGAGATCGAGATACCTGCAACGGACACCACAGAGCTGGACAACCTTAAAAGCTCGGTTGCAGACGCCGTTGAATACATCTCAGATAAATGGTTCTGGCTGCGGTCGTTTCTCTGGGCCAATCCCTTGACCGCGCCATTGGCTGCGGCTATCGACGGCTTTAAAGCTGCGTGGGCTCTCTTCCAGGATTCCATCCCGCAATATGATTTCCTGCCAGACGATCTATCGGAGAAAACCAAAGAAAAGCTTGAGCCCTTTATGAGGCTTTGGAACGATACTCAGACGTCGCTCAAGCAGTGGTCCTGGGGTAACCAGACGATCACCTGGGAAATGGCTAACGGCATGGTGGCCGCAGTGACATCAATGAAGACTCAGCTAATTGCAGCTATTGACGAGCAGAACGCTGAGTCCCTACGGGTGATGACAGATTTCTTCAATGAATCCGATGCTCTGACCGAAGAGCAGGAGGCCGAAGCGCTGCGCAAACTTCAACAGGACAATGCCTACCGGAAGATCCAGATCGAGCAATACGCCCAGCAGATCAATCGAATCTATCAGGACGCAGCCGAAGAACATCGGGCTACAACTGACGAAGAAAACCGGCAAGTTGCAGCGCTACAAGACAAGATGAAAGAAACCGCCATCGAGACCATGACTGAGTCATCCGATGAGCAGCAGAAGATTTTGCAGCACCTGCAGGAAAATGCCAGTGACATTTCGGCCCGGCAAGCGGCTGACATTGTAGCTAACAGCTTGGAAGCCAAAGAGGCGACCATAAACGATGCCATCTACCGCGCAGATGAAATTATCGCCAATGCCGACCGCATGCGCGAGGCAGGGACGATCGACGAAGAAACCTATCAGACCATCGTCGATGCGGCCAAACAGCAGAAAGATGATACCATCGCCGCGGCGGAAACATCACACAAGAAGGTCGTCGAAGAAGCTCGGAAGCAAGCTGTTGATCACGTCAACGAAGTCAACTGGGAAACTGGGGAGATCAAGACAAGGCTTCAGACTATGGTTGACAACTTCAAAAACAAGACGGCCGAGATCAAGGCGGCGGTTGACGCCTGGACACAGCCCTTCCGAGACTGGAAGAACAATGTCCTGGATATTTTTTACGAGCTTTCCCGGGTCCACATCAGCCTTTCAGGTGTGGAGCATGGCGGCGGCGGCAGGAGCATCCCGCAATATGCTGACGGCGGCCTACCAGCGCTCGGCGAACTGTTTGTAGCCCGTGAAGCCGGTCCCGAGCTGGTTGGCACGATCGGCGGCCGATCGGCTGTAGTCAACAACACTCAGATCGTCGAAGCTATTCGGATGGCTGTGGCGGATGCGATGTCTACGGCGCTGGGCGATCAAGGAGGCGGAGAGACAGTTATTAACCTGTACGTCGACGACGTGCTCGAATCGGTGACCCGGCGAGCATCTCGAAATAACTTAAGGTCAAACCGGGTCAGGATCCCAGTAGGAGGTTAACGTGGGCGTCTACAATCCTATCCGGTCTGTTAGGCCGGTTGCTGCTGACGGATCCGTGCTGGGGCCTGCAGTCACATCCCTGCCGGCCCCAGCCAATGATGACGGTTACGTCTGGGGACTCAAAGATATTTCCGGCAAAAACGCCGGACGCAGCGAAGCCCTGGTTATGAACAAAGCGCGCAAGGGCCAGGCGAGAACACTCAAGCTCGCCTGGCGCGCCATCCGGCTACCCGTCTGTTCGCAGATTCTGCAGGCGTTCAACGCTGAATACGTCCAAGTTGAGTTTTTGGACCCGATGGACGGCGGCTGGGTTACCAGAACCTTTTATGTCGGGGACCGCAACGCCCCATCATACAACTCAGCCCTCGGGCTGTGGAAGTCGGTCGAATTCACGTTGATTCAGCGAGACGCAGACGCAACATAAGGAGGCAACTGCATGCAAACCATAAGTACAGATGCCGAGACCTTGCTGCGCTCAGGTGCTTTGCTTGGCCTGCGTCTTTCCTGCGAAGGACTGGCCGGTAATATTATCCTGGTTGAGGAGGATATTGTTGAAAACAGTTTTTCGTTCAGCCGCAAGTCAGCTTCGGGGAACAATCTCGAAATTGGCAGCGTCGAGGCTGCGGAACTGTCTTTCGAGATCAAGAATGAGGACCACCGTTTTGACTCCTATAAGTTCGGCGGGGCGATTGTTACGGCCGACGTCAAGATTGGCAGTGAATATCTTCGAGTGGGTCGCTTTACGATTGATACCCAACCGAGACGATATAACAGCCTAAAGATCAAAGCGCTTGATTTTATGGTCAAGTTTAACCAGTACTATGACGGAGGGTTACCGGGCGAGGTCACTTTATCGCAGATCCTACAATACTGCTGCACTCGCTGCGGGATCACCCTTTACACGACGACTTTCCTGCACGACGATTACCTGACCACAATCCCGACCGACGATGACGAGCTGCTTTACCGTGATCTGGTCGGGTATGTGGCTGAACTGGCAGGGGCAAATGCCTGGATGGATTGGAACGGCGAGTTGCGCTTGACCTGGTACGGTGAAACGCAGGCAACGACCCCGACCATTTCGGCTGATGATCGTTTTGAATACGACTCGGATGAAAGTGATATTCGAATCACCGGTGTGGTCTACCGTACCGATGAAAGCGACTTGATCGCTGGCACCGACGTGTATGCACTGGTCATTGAGGACAATCCGTTGCTGGCCACAGACGATGCAGCCGATATGATCTCTGCGATCCATAACAAGATCGGCGGCTTGGTTTATCGGCCATTTGATTTCGACATCGTCGGCCTGCCTCAGATTTGGCCTGGCGATGTGATTTATTTCGAGGACAACAACGGCACGGTATTTTCATCTGTCATAACCAGGCACGATTACAGGATTAACGATCTCAGCCGCATCGAGGCGGTCGGGGAAAGTCAGACCGTCCGCAGTTATGCAGAAGTGGCGCCCTTCACGGCGAGGCAAAAGTCAGTGCTGCAAAAAACCATTGACCTGCGCGCGGGTGCCCAAATCACAGCCCTCGACCAGGCCATGATCCAGCTCAACAGCCTAGCAGCTAACGCCCAGGGATTTTACAGCACGACCGTGACTGA